AATTCAGCGCCTAGAAATAATCAAATTGCAGACTGAAGAATTACAAAAGCAAGCTGAAGAGGCTGAAAAACTATTCAAAGAAGCTCTTGGTGAGACGGAATTTGGCGTAGCTGGTGATGGCACTGTGGCTGGTGGCTTGTCTAACGCCATAGCCAAGCTCAAGGAAGATCTTGATCCGATCAAGCTTCAAGTTGACGCAATTGTCAACGGCGCAACCGCTATTGGTACTGCATTTAGTACCGCGTTTGGTGAAGTAATTACAGGAGCCAAGTCAACTCAGCAGGCGCTAGCAGATGCCTTTAAGAGCATCGGTGATGCTTTTATCAGCATGGCGGTTGATATTATCGCTAAACAAATGACGCTGATTATCCTGCAAACTATTTTCAATGCCCTCAGCGGTGGTGGCAGTGCTCTGAGCACAGCAAATAAAAATCTGACCGGTACTGGCGCTTTGAAAACGACTATTCCTGGTTTTGCTGTTGGTGGTAGGGCTCAAGGTGGTCCCGTTGCAAACAACACTCCATATATCGTTGGCGAGCGTGGTCCTGAGCTGTTCGTTCCCAACTCTGGCGGCAGCATCGTCAATAACCGTAATCTGCGCAGTGCCATGAGCAATGGCGGTGGATCTGCCGGCGGTACCGTACTTAAAATGAACTTTGAAACCACCAACATCGGCGGCGTCGAATACGTCAGCCGCGATCAACTGGAGGCCGCCATGGCATCTACGCGCCGTGATGCTGCCCGTGACGGTGCCAAACGAGGAATGTCCATGACACTCGATAAGCTGCAGCAAAGTCCCGGCACTCGCGGGCGCGTAGGACTCCGCTGATGGCTGCACAATTCCCCGGCATCAAACCAGCGGAACGCAGCTTCCGTCTCGGCCAGTACCCAGTCAAAAGTTACCGCGCCTTATCTGGCGCCACGGTCAAGCGAGCATTTGGCAACCGCGCTTACGGCTACGAATTACAGCTCAGCTTCAATAACATCAGCGACACCCTTACCGCGCAACTGATTGATCACTACAACGCCACCAGCGGCGGCTTTGAGCGTTTTACTTTGCCGGCTGAATTGTTCGCTGGCATGAGCACCACACTTGCTGGCAAAATCCAGTCGCCTACTCAGATCAAGTGGGAGTACACCAACCCGCCTGAAGTGAAATCGGTGATTAACGGGCGCAGCACCGTAACCATCAACCTTGCTGGGGAGCTTGATTACTGATGGCTGAAATCCGCATCGCGCAGTATTTCAAGCTTGTCACCACATCGCAAACACTGCGGTATCAAAACTATTTCGTTGGCGCGGCTAGCACCTACCTCAGTGAGTCCTATGACTTTGCGCCATTCCGTGCCGAAGGTGCGCTCGCTTCGTTGAACGGCGATAACGAAAACCTACGCATCCTGTTTCCAAACATTGAAGTCGCCCTACGGCTGGTGGAACAAGCCAACGGCAACCGCCTCAGTGAGCTGACCTTTGTAACATCGTGGCTAAACGCAAGCGAACAGGTCATCACGACCGTCACCGATTACTACATCGGCATTGGCGCCAGCTACAACGACACCACAATTGAATTGCGCTTCCGCTCTGCCGTAGACAGCGTTGGCAGTGCTTTCCCAGCCCGTACGTTGACCCGTGATCTTGTCGGGCCATTGCCACTGAACAGCGAACTGTATTTGCAGTGAACGACCTGATCGGATTGAAGCGTGCGTGGGGCGCCCACCCCAACGATAGCTCTGGCACGGTCGACTGCTGCCTGTTGTTTGCCGAGGTTCGCCGCCGGCTTGGCTACTACGATCACACGCCGGATTTTGCTTGGTACTTCGAGCGCTATACCGACGACACATTTCCGCGGCGAATCATGGCGAAGTGGCTTCTACAAAACGGCACGCGGCTAGATGGCCCTGAGCGCCATGCGGTCGTGCTGTTACCTGGCTCAAGTGGTGGTGCCATGGGTACAGTGTTGGATGACGGCAACGTGCTGTTCATTACCGAAAAGTCCGGCGTCGTTATCGCTCCGATACCCGCTGGCACCGGTCATTACTTTCGGCTCCACAAATGACGCGCCGCCTGCTGCCCTACGAACACCAGCTGATTACTGAGCTGGGCATTAGCGAGCAGGAATACCTGAACTTTGTACAGGCTCAATTTGATCACACAAAGCTGCCTGCGGACAAGTTAAAAGAACCGCAGAACTGGGAAACAGTTGCAATCGTGCTGACGATTGTTGGCGTTCTATTTCAGGTTGGCGCAGCACTGCTGGCACCTAAACCAGAACTTCCGTCCCAGCAAAATCAACGCCGTCGCCGTGATCAGGTTTTCGCCCCGCGCTTTGGATTTAACAGCGCCCAGGACCTTGCAAAGTATGGCGATCCTGTCAACCTCGTTTACTGCAACGTCGATCAAAACACCACCGGCGGCGTTCGTGTAGCCACATCACTGGTGTGGTCTGCCGTTCAAAGTCTCGGTTCCAGTCAGTTCATGCAAATGATGGCCGTCATTGGCGCATCAAACATCAGCGCGGATGGGGTTGCTTTTGAAAGAACCGCCTTTGGGCAAACGCCCGTACGTCAATTCAGCAGCCACAGCTTCTCGCTGTACTTCCGTCAAAACGGAATCGTGCGATTTAGTGATCTCAAACTTGGAAGCACCGCTGATCCAACTCGCACAGGCGAAAACAACAATGCGTATGCGTACCGCTCAAGTTTGATTGGTACGCAAAGAATTGATGGTTTTAGCCAAGCATTTTCTCCGTCATCCCTCACAAAGTTTGGTGTAACTGCTCCCATCCCAATCAACGTCAACTATTACGATCGTTCTTCAACCGGTCAGGCAAGAAACGCACCATTTGGGATAGAAATCGCTGATCAGTACAGGGGCGGGTACTGGCCAACAAATCGACTGGATAATTCTCGTGCTGTTGTGCCCGTTGGACACCAAATGGTGATCCGCTTTAGCGTGCTACCTCCCAAGGATGGGGACGGGCAAATTCGCCAAGCCGCCGGCGAACTACGCCGTGCGCTTATTAACAACATTGATCTCGCTAGCACCTACAAACTGGGCAGCGCACATTTTCGTGTTGTCGGCCCTCTTGATGACCTAGAGCTGGAGCAAGACGGAGCAAATATAAAAATTGAGTGCGTGCAGAGTGGTCTTTGCCCAGAGGAAGACTACGGAACTGTCAACTTTAATCAGAACGGAGAGGAGGCCGCCAATGAAGTTATACGCCTTAATGCTGAAATCGCAGAGTTAGACAGACTTCTTACATTAAACGAACCCCTGTTCAAGCCTGGTTTTGAAGATGCAGCCAACGCACAACTAGAAGAACTGCGAGCACGAAAACAGCAGCTTGCTGACTTAACTGATAAGCAGTGGAGTGACGAAGAACTAGAGAGTATCTTGGATGGCAGCATTGCCGTTGACGGGCCTGTTAGGCAGGCAGCTGCAATCCTTGACGACATAAGGCAACAGCGCAGAGATGTGCAGTACAAAATCGACGATGGTCTTGCCGAGTTAGCTGATCTTGCGCCAGGCAACGCCAGGCAGAGGAAAAGAGAAGCTGTTAATAAGCTAAAAGCCGAGCTAGTTGATTGGAACAACCGCGTCAAAAAAGCGCAGACACGTTTAGACCGACGCGTTGAACGCTATGGACTAGCCGATAAAGTATACGACTGGAACTACGAACCGAATAATAGGCGTACCGCCAAGCAAGAGCGTGCATACATTATTGATCGAGAAAAAGACATCCTAAACGGGCTCTATCAACGAGCTGCCGAATCCGGCAACTTAGATCAAAGTGCAATGGATACAAGAAACGCCGGCTGGAGCGATCAGAAAAGCGCAAAAGTTAACGAAAGGGCTTATTACCAAAGTGTCATTGATAATCCCGAAAGGGACAATGACTTCTTTAACACCAAGTGCTTGGTAAAAATTGAAGAAGCCAGCTACGAAACAATCACTCAGTGCCGCATTGTCGACTTTGCTGTAAAGGCTCGTGTGTTTAAGCGAATCCAAGGGCGCCAGAAGCAATACGGCGAAGTAACGATGGATAACTATAAGGACAGCGATAACGGAAACAGAATGCGGTCCGCGTTCTTCTGGCTTTTGTATCGACGCACGGGCAATGAATGGTCGCGCGTGCCACGTATTTTTGTCGTACGTAGAGGGCAAGACTTGGATAATTTTGTCTCACTGAAATTTATTGCTGATGACAATATCGGAAACTGGCAGTTCAAATTTGAACCCATTGCCGATACAGCCGCTGAAATGCGTTATCACGGCCTTGTCGATTTTGCCTACTTAGAAGGCGTAGGCAGCGATCAAGAAATCAGCGGTCAGGCAGGAGGTAAATTCACGTTTAAGGGCAAACTACGTTCTCGGGATGGTTATCTGTCTCCGGTCAATCGAAACCCCTCTCAAGTGGACGAGTGGGGTCTTTTCTCTATGCGTTCAGACACACAACTTTCGTTTAGCTTCGACAATGGTCCGGA